GGGCGGTTGCGGGCCTCGCGAGAAATCGCGAGGCCCTTTTCATTTGGAGCAGCCAGGGGGCGACGAAAACGTCGCGGGTTGACTCCTTTATTCGGAGCTCTCGTCTGGGCAACGGGAGCTCCTTTTTTTATAAGTCCGCAACCGCGGCAGTTATGGGAAGGATTGTGGAGTCATGGCGAAGGCGAAGAAGCACGCGGCGGCACCGAAGGAATGCCGGGAATGTCCCAACTGGCCGAAGGTCAGCGAAAAGGTCCGGGTGTCCGAAGTATTGCGGTCGATGATCGGGAAGATGGAAAAGGAGATCAAAGCGAACACGTTCAAGCCGACCATCGGGGACTATTTGAAGCTGGTGCAGTTTGAAAAAGAGCTCCAGCAAGACGAGGTGAAGGAGATCAGGGTGAGATGGGTGGAACCGGGGAACGAGGATTCATCGACCGAGACATAGACTATGCCCCGCTGCCCTCACAGAAGATGTTCCACGAACTGACGGAGCGGTTCAAAGGATTTTCGGGACCGATCGGAAGCGGCAAAAGCCAGGCCCTATGTCATGAAGCCATCCGGCAGAGTTACCGGAATGCGGGCAGGCTGGGGCTTATCGGGGCGCCGACTTATCCGATGCTGCGGGATGCAACGCAGGTAGCGTTGATGGAGATATTGGATACGAATCGTATCCCTTACGAGCACAATCGCGGCGAGAACACGCTGCTGTTCAAGGAAACGGGATCGCGGGTTTTGTTCCGTCCGATGGAGGAGTTCGAGCGGCTGCGCGGGACTAACCTGGCGTGGTTCGGACTGGATGAGTTGACCTACACGCAGGAGGAAGCGTGGTTGCGGTTGGAGGGGCGGCTGCGGGACCCGAAGGCGAAACACCTTTGCGGTTTTGCGGTGTGGACGCCGAAGGGTTTCGACTGGGTGTACCGGAAGTTCATTACTCATCCGGCGCCGGGGTACAAGGTGGTATGCGCGGCGCCATTTGAGAACCGCCACCTGCTAAACAAGGTCGGGGATTTTTACGAGCGGCTCAGGCACAGTTATGACGAGAACTTTTACGAGCAGGAAGTGCTGGGGTCGTATCTCAACATGGACGGCGGAAGGGTGTACACGTCGTTCGTGAAGTGCGACAACGTGGTTCCGGTAACGGTAGAGCCATCGCTGCCGCTGGCCTGGGCATTGGATTTCAACGTGGATCCGATGTCTTCGGTGGTGGCACAGGTGAGGCAGGGGATGCTCTACGTGGTGGACGAAATTTATCTGCGGCACGGGACGACGGATATGGCCTGCGAGGAGTTTATCGAGCGGTACGGTCAACATCGGGCAGGCGTGGTGGTCTACGGCGACGCGAGCGGCAATAGCCGGCAAACGACGGGGCTTTCCGACTACGACATGCTACGGAAACACTTCCGTGAAAACACAGACCTGGAGGTGAGGTTTTCCTTGAAGGAGTCGAATCCGAGGGTAAGGGAACGCATCAACGCGATGAACCGGCAATTGCGGTACGCGGACGGGAAGGTTGCGATGAAGATCCATCCGAAGTGCAAGGAGCTGATTAAGGATTTCGAAGAGGTCTGTTACAAGGGCGACTCCGGCGAGATCGATAAAAACCGGGACAGACTGCGGACTCATCTTTCCGATGCGCTGGGGTATCTGGTGTGCCAGGTCAGCCAGCCGCCGCTGAAGGGCGGGCACATCGGCATGCATAGGGCTTTATGACGGACTACATCAATCGGGAACATCCGGAATACGTCGCGCGAAAGGCGATGTGGAGACAGTACAAAGACCTCTACGCGGGCGGCGAGAGGCTGCGAATGAACGCTTCGGAGTACCTGGTGCGCCGTCACAAGGAACCGGGCGAGGTGTATGCGGAGCGGTTGAGCCGGGTGTTCTACGAGAACTACATCGGGTCGATTGTGGATTGGTATGCCGCGACGCTGATGCGGCGGGAGCCGATTCTGCTCTTCGAAGGCAGTGACAACGGAGCGAAGGGTTTCTACAACCTGTTCTCCGATGACTGCGATCTCAAGGGCACGAACCTGCATGAATTCTTCCGCCAACGCTTCATCCAGACACTGGTGAACGGCCGGAGCTTTACGGTGGTGGACTTCCCGCGGACGGACTCGCCGGCTTTGACGCGGGCGGAGGAAGACGCCAGCGGGCGGTCGCGCGCGTACCTGGTCGATTACGCGGCCGAGGAGGTCATCAACTGGAACTATGACCCGCAGGGTGGGCTGGACTGGGTAGTGATCCGGACGTCGTGCCTGCAGCAATCGAAGGTAACGGACGCGCAATGGGAGAAGGAGACGCGGTGGATCTACTATGACCGCGAAAACTTCCAGGTATTCCGTAAGGCCGGGGATGCAAAGGAGGTGGAGCTGATCGACAAAGGGCGGCACGCGTTGGCAGCGGTGCAGCGCGTGCCGGTCTTCGAGATGAAGGTATCGGATGGGCTGTGGCTGGTGAACAAGGCGGCGCTCCTGCAACTCGAACATCTGAATAAGTCGAACGCCCTGGGCTGGGCATTGACCATGGGTTTGTTCGCTACCCCGGTGATCTATTCGAATCGCGAGTGGCAACAGATGCTGGGTGAGAGTTATTACATCCAACTTAGTCCCGAGGATAAGTTTGGATGGGCGGAGCCGGACGGCAAGGTCTACCAGATTGCGGCGGAAAACCTGGTGCGCCTGAAGGACGAGATCTATCGGGTCTGCTACCTGATGAGCCAGGCGTCGGCAAGCGGTGGGGATCTGCGCGTGAGCGGGTTGAGCAAGCAGATGGACTTCAGCGTGACGCAGGAAGTGCTGCGGGCTTACGGCGACATGGTGAAGGAGACGATGAAGCAGGTCCTGCGGGCGATCGCGGAAGCGAGACAAGACGGTGTCGGGATCGACGTATCGGGAATGGATGAGTTCGATATCGGAGACTTCGGCAGCGAACTGGATGACGCCAAGAAGCTGCTGGATATGGGGATCGGTTCAGAGACGCTGAAAAAGCAGGTGTTCAAGAAACTGGCGTTCAAGTACCTGTGCGACGCAAGGCAGGAGATCAAGAACCGGGTGGCGGAGGAGATCGATCGGGCTCAGGGGTAAGTGCGGAAGCCGCGGTGAGATGCGGCTGCTCGGACGGCGGACAGGCACCCGCCGGGTGTGCCCGGACGCAGAGAAAAGCTTCGGAAGGAAAGGGACATGGAAGGAAACGATATTCAAGGAATTGTTCGACAGGCGGTACAGGAGTTCGTGACCAGCGAGCACGCTCGGAGCGAGCCGGCATACAAGGTGGAGCTCGAGGAGGAACGCAAACGCCGGGAACAGCTGGAGCGGCGCGTCAACGAACTGGTGGAAGAGAACAAGCGCAGCCGCAAGCAGGCGGACGAAGCGGAGCGGAGCTCGGCGGTGCGAGCGGAGCTGCAACGGCTGGGTGTGGCCAAGATCGATCTGGCATTCAAGGCGGTGCAAGACGGGATCGTGCGGACGGAAGACGGGCGGTTGTTGGCCCGGACGGAAGCCGGCGAAACGCCGATTAAAGATTATCTGGCCGCATTCGTGACGGAGAATCCGGAATTTCTCCCCGCGCGAATCGCAGGCGGAACGGGAATGACGGCGACCCTGAAGGCGCCCGGCGGGGGCCGGGAGTCAGTGGACCTGGAGCGAATTCGTCCGGGCATGAGCGCCGACGAAATGCAGCGCGTACGCGACGAGATCGTGCGTGTAGCATCGCAGACTCTGCGGGGTCTGTGAGACCAAAGGGGTGGGTTCGGCCTGCCCAACAGACAAGCAATAAGGAGAAAACGTTTTGGCAATTATCACTTCAAGTAACGTCGCAAACGCGATTGTCAAACTGGTGGCGGCCGATGCATTGCCGGTACTGGTAGGGAACCTGGTAATGGGGAACCTGGTCAATCGCGATTACGAGCCGGTGCTGGCACAGGCCGGCGACACAATCAACGTGCCGATTCCGCCGACGATGGTGGCGAACAACATCGCCGAGGGCAATACGGTGCAACTGCAGAGTCCGAATCTGGGGAATGCGCAGATCGTGCTGAACACGCACGCGGAAGCGAGCTTCCAGATTCCGGACGTGACCAAGGTGCTGGCGGTCCCGGACCTGCTGAAGGTGTACATGCAGCCGGCGGTGGCCGCGATCGCGGAGAAGATCGAGAGCGACCTGCTGGGGCTGTACGCGGGGTTCACGGCCAACACGCCGGTCGGCACGGCGGGTTCGGCCATCACGGAAGCAACGATCGACGCGGCGGAGACCTCTCTGTTCCTGGCGAAGGTTCCGACGCAATCGCAAAAGTTCATGGTGGTGGATGCGGCGACTTACTCGACCTGGCGCCAGATTCCGCGATTCAGCGAGTTTCAGACGGCGGGCGACGCCGGACTGCGGACGCTGGTCGAGGGAAGCGTCGGCAAGATCAAGGACTTCTTCGTGTTCCGCTCGCAGTACGTGCAGAAGACGGGGAGCAGCCCGGTCACCACGCACAACATGGCGTTCACGAAGGACGCTCTGGGGCTGGTGATCCGGCGGCTGCCGCAGCCTTTGCCCGGGACGGGCGCGATCGCGGAATACGCGGAGCTGGGGAACTTCGGCATGCGGGTGGTGATGAGCTACCAACCGAACACGCTGGCTCAGCAGTTCACGGTCGATGTGCTGTACGGCTGTGGCGTGTTGCGCAACGCGGCGGGCGTGCAGGTGAACACCTAGTCGGCACGGACAGGGCGGGCCACGGGGCTCGCCCTGATCGGCGGACACAGAGGGGCAGAGGTGTCGAGGCGCCGGCGCAGAGATGCGCATGGGAGAGCTTGAGGAAATTCAGGAGAGATCGATGGATTTGAGAGTGTACTACCAGAAGATTCGGGATGCTGAGGCACGGATAACGGACGAGTTTCCGGTGGTCGTCAGCAAGGAAACCGCGGATGGCGGCAAGGGGGGCACCAGGACGGAAGTGCCGCGGCGGATCGCGGCGAAGCTGCTCGTGGAAGGGATCGCGGAGCTGGCGCAGCCGGAAGAAGTGGCGCAGTTTCGAGCGGCGCATGCGGAGGCGCGGCGGGTGGCCGAACAGACAGCGGCGGCGACCAGGCTGCAGGTGACGGTGCTGTCGGCCAACGACCTGGAAACGCTGAAGGGAAAGATGCAGCGCGGAACAAAGGAATAGGCGAAAGACGATGGCACTGTTCAACGACGGTCCGGCGTCCGGCATAGCGGATCTGCAGGGGCACGATTCCCAGCTTCTGGATGTGGCGCACGTGGAAGGGATCGACGTGACGCGCAAGCTGGCATTGGCGCAGGAGGAACTGGCTCTGGAACTGACTACTCTGCTGGCGCGGCTCAACCAGAGCACGGATTTCGGAGTGACGGCAGGCGGCGCGGGACTGGCTCAGGTAGTGGTGACACCGCCATTAAAGCTGTGGCATACGTTTCGCACACTCGAGCTGGTCTATCGGGACGCCTATCACAGCCAGCTCAACGACCGTTATGCGGGAAAGCGCGATGAATACCACGAGCTGGCGAAATGGGCG